GGTGATCTAAAAGATCCGCTAACTAAGTTTATAATTTCACAGGGAGTTCCCAGCGAACCTTGTGTAATGAAGCCAGATACCACGGTAGTATTTAGTTTTGCTAAAGCTGCTCCACAGAGTAGTTTGTTGCGACAAGACCTCTGTGCGCTAGACCACCTAAAACTCTGGCTAATATATCAAAAACACTACTGTGAGCATAAACCCAGTATTACTGTGTCTGTTAAAGAGAGTGAGTGGCCTGAGGTAGGAGGTTTTGTCTGGAAACACTTTGATCAAATGAGTGGAGTGTCTTTTTTGCCGTATGACGGCGGAACATATAGACAAGCTCCTTATGAAGAGTGTGATGTAGACACATATAACACTATAAATAACTTAATACCAGAAAAGATTGATTGGAACTTACTACTAGAAGAAACTGATAATCAAGATGGAGCACAAACACTAGCTTGCAGTGCTACTGGTTGTGAGATAGTATAAAAAAAGCCCGCGTAAGCGGGCTTTTTGTTTTACAGCGGTGTATCTTCGGTACTATCTTCATCGTCTGGTTCGCCCATATCATGCAATTGACCAAATACATCTATTAATATGTCACGATATGGTTGTTCTACCATGTGCAGATCAAATAGGTATATATCTAAGTGATCATTACGTAACAGTTCAGCATGATACATAAATTGACCAAATGCTTCTATGTCTTCACTGATATTATTGTTTGCATAATCTTCTAGTACTTGAGCAATTATCATTCTATCAGTATGTGACACTATACCTTTTTGTGCTAATTTTACCAGTTGCAGTGCTTTAGCTTCACGTTCACGCATAATCTGATCACGTTTTCGTGTGCTCCAGGTGTATCCACCGTCTCCGCCCCACAAATCCCAAGCTACACGACCTTTACTAGGAAAGCCCTCCTGACCACTGAAAAATCCCGTGGCACGTTTGTCTACTTCATGGCGACTAAAAAAACTGTACATACGTAGTACTACACTTGCACTGAGGGGGTCACGGTCTTTTAATTGATTGGCTCTGGCTAAGCCTACTAGGGTGCCGCCAGGTTTGCCTTCGCTTTTCCACTTGAGTGCACGTCTAGCTGCAGTAGCCATGCCACTAGTAGGTTTATAACTTTTAGCCATACTTAATCCTTATAAGCTAATATTATTTGTTTACATAATTCACTGCGTACTATATCATTGTCTGTAAATCTAACAACTTCAACACCTTTAATATGTTCTAATCTTTTAGCAGCATCTGCTAGCCCACTGTTACTAATATCACTTTGATTAGGATCACCGCTGATTATCATTTTACAGTTTTTACCTATACGGCTTAGTATCATTTTTAATTCATGCTTGGTACAATTTTGACCTTCATCCAATAACACTATGCAATTTTCAAAAGTAACACCACGCATATAAGTCAAAGGTTTTGCTACTATTTGTCCCTTAGTGATTAAATACTTATAAAAACTATCTCCTAAGCTATGCTTAAAAGCACTGTCAAATGGTTCTAGATAGGCGCTGTATTTTTCTTGAAGTGTGCCTGGCAGATATCCTAAACTTCTGCCTACTTCTATGCAAGGTCTAGTTATTATGATCTGGTTAATTCTGCGACTAAAGATTTCATGACTGGCATAGTTAGCACTTATAAAGGTTTTGCCTGTGCCTGCACTGCCTATGCCAAAAATAATAAGATTATCATGTATTGCTTGTAAGTAAGTTTCTTGTATATAGTTTAAAGGTTTAATATGATTAAATTCACTTAAAGTTTGAACTACACCGTCTTGAACCTCAACATTGCGTAACTTCTTACTAGTTTTTGCCATGATTGATTCCTTATTTTAATAATATAGACTCCGCTAATCTACGTCTAGTAAGTCCTGGTAGTACTCTGCCCGCAGCTTTATTCCATTTTAAGCATTCTTCGCTAGCTCCTTGCCAATCTTGGCTGTCAATACGTTTTTTAAAAGTACTAATTCTATAATTACCTAAACCACAATTATATGTCCAGCTTATTACCGCAGCTATACGTCTGGGCAGTGCCAGTGGTAGAGTATTTGACTGTTTAAATAAGTTGCTAATAAAATAGTCTATGTGATGATCCAGTGCTAGTTCACACTGTTCTAGGGTCCATATGGCACTAGGATTAATATCTGGACCAGTTGCTCCCCAACCAATAGTCCAAGGATGACCACGAGTGCCTGGGTCAGGGTATGCTGCCACTCTGCCGTCTGGTAACAATCTGGCCAACCCCTCAAAGGGTTTTATCAGTGTATTTTTAGCTAGATTTTTAGCTTCTGTGATATTAGTCATTGTTTATGATATTTTTCAATGCTGCGACCAACAAACCAAAAAGTAAGCATCATGTTTAGCATAGCAAAATCATCTTCGTCATAGCTCTTTGTTAGTACTTCGGACCAAGGTGCTCCGGTTTGAAATGCAATAGTTAAACCAGCTGCTTTTACTGCTACATATACACCAAAAGCTATCCAAGTAAGTCCTGGACGAGTTACAGCTGTAATAAAGCTAGCTACAGCACCTGCTTGTTTAGCTGTTTGAGCTTGCTCTTTAAATGCTTCTTTTATAGCATCTACTTGCTGTATGGAATAGTCTACATAGCGCTCTTCTACTCTGAACTCTCCACGCTGCTTTTCTAAGTCAGTTTGTAGTGTAAACATTTTTAGTTCGTGTAGCCTTTCGCTTTTCTTATCCAGGTGTTTTAGTATTTCTGGAGCTAGTCTAAACAGTCCACCAAATATACTGCCTAGTAGTCCGCCACCTAATAGTTCAAACATTTTATATCCTTTTAAATTGACCAATGATAATAAACATAAACAATTCTATGTGATTTTTTACAACTTAATTGATCCCTCCAGTGGGGAAAAATTTTACCTTCTAGCAGAGCACAATAACCTGTTTGATTAAAATCTATGCTGCTATAGTTTGCTGTTTTATATTTTTGTTTAACAGTTTCGTCACATAAATCTTCACCAGCATATGCACAGCTACTTATATACAGTGGCCAAGTATAATTGTGTTTATTTTCCAAACACACACTTACTGTAACATCTAATTCTTTTCTGTCTACATGTAGAGCAAGAAAACTTTTACTATGATATGATCTAGTATAGCTGTTAGCAAATTTAAGTGGCCATGGATATTTTTTTTTGTACATAGTAGGTAAGTCTAGGCACATATTCCAGCGACTGTTTTACGTTATAGACTCCAAAACTATTATAATATTCTGGACCTGTTTCATCCTGTTTTTCGCTACGATCAAAATCTTTAACAATAAGTTCTGCTTCTTCCAAAGTTAATGCTAGTATATTACTTTTCATGTTTTTATCTAAAATTGGGGCCCGTTATCCAGCAGACTAAACTATACCTTGTGCCTTTAGTTACTGGCTTAACTTCATGTAGTGTATAACTAGGAAAAACAACTGCTAATCCTTGACTTTTTTCTATTTTACAAGGTTTTGCTGAATTATAGAGACACAAATCTCCACCAATATAGTCTTTGGGGCTACTTAATTGCACTGTAAAAGACAGTTTACGAATCGTAGATCTGGTTCCACAATCTACGTGTTTATCATATTTTCCATCTGGAGCAAGATATTTTGTAAATTGCAACCCCTCTACTAGCCCAAATAAGTCAAAATTATAATAAGTTTTATTTAGATCTAATACAATATCTGTTATGCGTCGAAAAATCCAATTAGTACTACTATTAGGATAGATCCACCCTACTTTTGAATTTCTAATATTAAGATTTAAATTTTCTTCGCCAGCAATTGTTGCATCTTGTAAAATTGTTTGATTGCCTATATCAATAATGTTCTTACATTCTTCAGTGCTAAAAGCATTACTGTTATAAGCATATTCTGGCAAATTATCAGTATAAAAAGACCAACTAGTGTTTATTATATTATTATTATTGATTTTTATATGTTTTACAGGATCTTTTGTCCAATCTTCTAGATGAGTACTTGTGTCCATTCTTTTATATTTTCATTCCATTCGTAATAATACGTTTCTGTATCTTCAGGTTTTTGTTTTGGTGGATCATAGTAACCTGTAATAGGATTTAAAATCCAACTAGGAAAAGGTTGCTGCTCTATAAATCCATCTAATTCTTGGCTATACACACATCCGATCCAGGCATAATTTATTCGAAAAGGTACACCTTCTTCTAGATGTTGTCCTTGAAAAGTATTATAACTAGTTCGTTTGCAAGTATATCCTGTTATTTCTGTATAATGTTTTTCCCAGTCTATTCCATCTTCTGCTTCATTTTTACCAGGAAAAACTCTGATAACAATATTATTGTTATCTAATTGTGCGTAGTGTGCCATATTTCTATTATGAAAGAGTCATTGTTCCTGAGCCTCCTTCTGTACCATCTACTCCTTTAATACCTTGAATTCCTTCACCTTCAAAACTTCCGTCTAATCCTTCAATACCTT